TCAGATAATTCTCTTACTAAATGCGTCTACCCACGGTCTCTTTGATTCTTTATCGTCATAACAAACACCGTAGTTTCCAATCAACGGATATGTCATAACAACAGCCTGTCCGGCATATGACGGGTCGGTCAATACCTCCAAATACCCTGTCATGGAGGTATTAAACACTATTTCACTGACCACATTCTTATCAGCCCCGACACTTTTTCCCTCATACATACTTCCATCTTCCAAAATCAGATATGCTTTCATTTTTCCCTCGACTAAAAATATTGTTAAATTTGAAATGTTTTATTTGATTTATTACTTCAGATATTCTTTGATTTTATTTTTTAGAATCGGTACTACATCTTCTTCAAACCACGGATTTTTCTTCAGCCATATCATATTCCTTGGTGAAGGATGTACTATAGGTAAATACTTCGGTAAGTATTCATTATATGCTTTTACGGTCTCTGTCAGATTGGACTTTTCTTTATCGCCCAAATAGTATTTATGAGCGTATTGTCCTATTAGAATAATTAGATCAACTTTAGATAATTCTTTTAATATTTTTGGATGCCACTTGGCTGCAAAATCTTTTCTTGGAGGTAAATCTCCGCTTTTACCTTTTCCCGGATAATAAAAGTCCATCGGTACAATGGCGAAGATATCAGATTCATAAAAAGTCTTTTCATCTACCCCCATCCATTCTCTTAGCCTGTCACCGCTTTTATCAAACCAGTACTTTCCGGCCTCCTGTGCTTTGATTCCCGGAGCCTGACCTACAATCATTACTCTGGCATTCTCCGGTGCCGAAAACAGCGGCTCTATTCCGGCTTTTGTAAATTTTTCATTTTCCTTGTCCGACATTATCTCATCAAATATCTTTTGAACATTTCCTGAAAACATAAGTCTCCTTATCCACATTTAAAAATGACTATCAACATTTGTCTTGCAGCGCATATACTCCCGTACACATCTTCATATATGATATGCCATAAAATAGAGATTTTCAAACTGAAAATAAATTCGTAATTCTAAAAAAAATACAGATTGATATTCTACATTATTATTGACATCAATTTTGTTTTAAAGTATAATTTTTCAAGTATGCGGGTGTGGTGGAATTGGCAGACACGCAAGATTTAGGTTCTTGTGGGCGACCGTGCAGGTTCAAGTCCTGTCACCC